AAGTTCGCTGACTTTCAAGATGTGGCAAAAATTGCAGCGATCCCGTAAGGATTGTATACTCGATAGGGCATATGATTCCAATAGCCCGGTGGGCACTATGTTTGTGGGTAATAACGAGTTTGGCATGAATCAGCCGGGCATTGGCGATAATGCCACGCAACGCAAGGCGATCACAGCGCAGGAACTGCCAAGATTGGACGAGAAAAAGAGCCAAGAATTGCACACAATTGATACACAATTTACGGATGCAGCGGTAAATAATACAGTTTAAATTGTGTGTGATTATTCTACAATTCACAAATGCAGTAATACCAAGGGCTGTAGCGTTTTAACTATTCGTAAACTATTCGGAAAAGTTAGGTTTTGCGAATAGTTACAAGGGTATGACATGAATTGTATTAAAACAATTTGATTTTCACACAATGACAACAAAACGAAACGGAAAATATTTTAGATTTCCATGTTTGCAGAAAAAGGATGGGGAGGGGGTCTGGCAGAAAGACCACCGGGCGGCTACTAAGTCCCTTAAATTCCTCAAAAAATAAAAAGTCGCTTACAGCACCCATTGACTTTCACCGTAAATAGGCTATAATAAATTTATAACAATTCACTTTCACGTTGCGAATCGCAACTACATTTCCAAAAAAAATTTAAAAACAAAGAAGAGTGTTTCGGACAGGAGAATGATATATGACCGGAAATGAGTATCAGTCATTAGCCATGCGGACAAATGATCGCAAGGCAACAGAAAGAATTTCGGATAAACTTGATTTGCTTAAATCTTGCAAGAAGAACAATATCGCATCGTTGCAAGATTACGACCTTGGCGGAATCTTTAATGCTTGCCTTGGACTATCCGGTGAAGTTGGAGAATTTAACGACATAATCAAAAAATGGATTTTCCACGAGAAACAGCTTGATATTGACCATGCTAAGAAAGAAGCTGGCGATATTTGTTGGTATCTTGCAATGCTTTGCGAATCCTTCGGCTGGAGCCTTGATGAGATCATGCAGATAAATGTAGACAAGCTTAAGGCGCGTTACCCGGAAGGCTTTGACATCGAAAAAGCAAATCATAGGGCGGAAGGTGATGTGTAATGACAGAGCGTAAAGAATGTTGCGGCACCTGCAAATATGGCTTATGTGTCAAGACAAACGGTTATGTTTGTTCAAACGGCGAAAGCGATTATGCCGCTGATTTAGTAGAATACATCCATTCATGCGATTTTTGGGAACAGAAACAGGGAAAACTGAAATGAATGAAACATTGATGAAAACCGAGTATTCCACAGCTTTTGATGAAAAGCGCAAAGGTCTGATTGAACAGTCGTATTACAAATACGGACCGGCAAGAATGAATTTTGCAAACGGGAATGTGGATGCAATCGAAAGTTTAAAAATGTGCCTTGCCAAGTTTGAAGAAACCGGAAATCTTGAATATCTGTGTGATGTTGCGAATTATGCAATGTTCCGGTTTATGTTTCCACAGCAGGGCGAGTATTTCGAACATACGAATTCTGATGAATCTGCCGGACTTTGCGGCATGAGCGTGAATGAAATGGAACGATTCAAACAGGAACACAGCTTTGAGGATGGGAGATATTGATATGGCTTTGAAAGTTATTGCAACAGCGACAGATGTCCTCGTAATGCTTGGACTTATGGGAGGACAGGTAAAACAAGAAGACAATTCAAACGCAATGGGGTATTTGTTTTCATACGCGATCTTTGCAATGAATATTATGGTCATTTGGAAATGATGGGCTATCGCCAAGTGGTAAGGCACAGGATTTTGATTCCTGTATTCCCGGGTTCGAATCCCGGTAGCCTAATTGGTTGCATGCTGACGTTTCATATAGCCACGTATGTTTTTCATATGTACTTGAACCCTTGGTTGAGTGATTCAAGCATTTGGGTTCCTCCTTTCGCTACTAGGACGATTCTGTTAAGGACGGTGCGAGACCGTCCGGTGGTATTCTATCATGCGTCTATCCCACGGCGCATGATCGTGTAACGCATAGCACGTAAAACATATTGCTAACCGTCTTGTGGCGGTTCTGGGGAAGCGGCAACGATTGGCGGTGTTGCGGCTGACTGTAAATCAGTTCCCAAGTGGTATAAACGCTGGAGGTTCAATTCCTCTCTTCCCCACTTGCAGAAATAAAAATAGAGCGTAAGATACGGTAGCGGCGCAAGGTGCTTCGTAAATGTACAAGTCGGGTAAACAGCCGGGAAACACCCTACCGATAAACAACAGAAAATCATAACGCCTGTCCCTATTAGTAGGTGCCGACTAACTGTTGCATAGTATCTGTTTCTGCAATCAAGCAGTGTTCCCATAACGGTATTGGAACGGCTT